GCAACACTTACCGCTATCCCATACATTTGTAACCCCGCACAACCAGCCATTACGTTAGGTGGAACTGGTAACACCAGAACTTTAACAAGTGCACAGTGGACCAACAAAAACTGGACACTGATTGCTATCACCGCAACTTTGGATAATCTAAGCGATACATTGAGTATTGTGAAGGTGAAGGATGGAGCAACTGGTGACAAAGGAGATCAAGGGAATCAAGGAATCCCTGGGACACCGGGTGCCGATGGAAAAACTCCTTATACACATTGGGCTTATGCTTGGAGTGCGGATGGTACTGATCGGTTTACAACATCTTATCCGGGGGAAAATTTACTTGTACGCAAA